TTTCCCTACCTAGACACAAGTGGTGTAGCTTTACCTGAACCTGATGCTGAAGATACTATCTCAGGTCAAGGTGATCCTGTCAAGATCGTAGGTGTACAGAAGATTTACTCAGGTGATAGCCTACTCTGTTATATCTGTCAAGTGAGAGAATAACATGCGTGTAAGGATCAATGAGAAGTCCCTCTCTGTCAAACTACAAAAGGGTTTAGACTTAGTAGAGGAAAAGATCAAAGGTAAACTTATAGACATCGCAGAAGATTTGTCGGAACTAATCCCCGTTGACACAGGTGCTTATGCAGAGAGTTTTTCTGTAGGTCCAAAGACAAGATCACGCACCTCAAGGAATAGACCAAGAAAGCAGAGCGTTTCTGAGTATCAGGGTGTGGCAAAAAGCACTATGATTTCTGACATTGAGTCTCTTGATTTATCTACATTGAAGTCTGTCCAGTTTAGGAACCGCGCACCACACGCCAAGCACATCGAAGGTGTCTACCAGATATTCGGCAGAGCTAAGGATAAGAATAGATAATGGCTTCTATATACACAGAGATTAGGGCTACCTTCGAGACTGCACTAAATGCAATCGTAGACCTACCAGACGTAGCTTGGGAGAATGTAACCTTCACGCCTACAACAGACGAACCCTACGTTAAATGCCGTATGATCCCGACACTAAGAGAGCCTGCTGTACGGGGACTTAACCCTCAGATGTACTATCAAGGCTATTACTTACTAGAGTGCTTTGTACCAGAAGGTCTAGGCCCAAGTGCAGCAGACGCCCTCGCAGATAAACTCATAGACGCTTTTGAGGCTACAACAGATATTAGCCTCTCTGGAACTAACATCCACATTCGTTACGCAGAGAGAGACTTAGGTGTACCCGAAGGGGCGCACTTTATGGTTCCTGTCCGTATCGGTTGGTACATATATTCATAGGAGAATAAAATATGCCCACTTTTGCACAGGGTTCTCGTAGTACCCTAAGCTATATCACAGAAGCCACCTTTGGTACTACACCAGCAGGTAACTTTACTAACCTACCTTTCAGTACTCACAGTCTTAACCTTACCAAAGACCGTGTTCAAGGTAACGACATCCAATCGGATCGTATGCCTCGCGTAGACCGTCATGGTAACCGTCAAGTTGGTGGTGACATTGCAGTTGACCTTCGTGATGGTGACTACGACCTCTTGCTTGAGAGTGTCATGCTTTCTACGTGGGATACTAGCCCCTCTAGCCTTCCTGACTTGCTTAAGGTTGGTACTACACCCAAGTTCTTCTCTATTGAAGACTACGCTGCTGATATTGACCAAGCACGATTGTTCACGGGTTGTGCAGTGTCTAGCATGTCAGTTTCCCTCGCACCTAACCAAATGGTCACCACTACCTTCTCTATGGTAGGTAAGGACATGACTATCAGTGCTACAGAGAAGACGCAAGACGCTACTTCTGGCTCTGCACCTTTTGACGCTTACTCAGGTGATCTAGCAATCGGTAACGTAGGTAGTACCTCGGCCTCAGCTATTGTTACTTCGGTAGACTTCTCTATTGATAACGCTTTCTCCCCAACCTTTGTTATCGGTGATGCTACTACCCCTACACTACAGTATGGACGGGCCACTATCGAAGGTTCCTTCACGGCTTACTTCGAGGATGCTGCACTTATTGAACGCTTCCTTAATGAGACAAATAGTGCTTTGGAAGTATCTGTCAATGACCCTACAGCAGCTAACGAGTACACCTTCTTGTTCCCATACATTAAGATCAACTCTGCTAACGTAGGTGTAGATGGCGCTGAGAGCCGTATGGTAGAGTGCGAGTTTGTAGCTTTGTTTGATACCACAGAAGGTAGCAACTTAGTTATTAAGCGCCCTGATACCACATAACTACGCAATCGTTACTGCGTAACTAGAATCCTCGTAAGAGGTAAGGAGAGGCTTAAGTGTGTCGGGTACTTAGGTCTCTCCAACTAACCATTAACCCGACTAATGTTAAATTAAACAAACACAAAGAGAGAATAAAATGCCCGACCTTAAATCTTTTGTACCAGAGAATGATACGCTTGTAGTCACCCTTGAGGCGAATGGTGAAGTCATCAAGAACGACGATGAGACACCTATGACTATCGAAGTCTACCTACCACACTCCAAAGAGTACCGCAAGGTACGCCACGGACAAGCTGACGTTCTGATCGAATCTAAGAAGGAACGCCTTAAGTCTGCTGAAGCTGAGGAGATGGGGATTGACTTCCTAGCCAAGACTACAAAGAGTTGGAACATCACTTATGCAGGTGAACAACCAAAGCTTACTGTAGCCAAGGTTAAAGAGGTTTACGAGAACATTGCTTGGATTCCCGAACTCCTACTTACTAAAGTAGATGAATCCAAGGTTTTTACCAAAGCCTAACTTCTAGGTTAGTAGCTTACGCTGAACATCAGTTTGAACTACACAAGCCCAAGAAGGGCGGCAAAGTTATTGATATGTTGGAGCAGGTAGAGAAGCAGACAGGACGTAGACCAAAGGAGCTAGATGGACCCGAATTTCCACAGTTACTAAGTCACGTTTGGTCTGCTTTTTTGTCTTTGAACAACAGTAGAACTATGGCAACCCATACAGCCAACCCTATCACCTTTGAAGCTATTAAAGCCTTCTGTGATCTTACTCATACATTCTTATCCCCAAGGGATGTAGAGACTATACAAATACTTGACCAAACCTACAGGAGTGTAATGAACAGAGATGGCTGATGTATCCCTTATCGTCGAAGTTAAGCAGAAAGGTGTCACTGAGGCCGTAAAAGGCACTAAGACGCTAGAACGAAATGTTAAACTCCTTTCTGACTCCCTTCAAAAGGGGAGCCTGTCTCAACGCCAATACTACAAAGGCGTCGCAGAACTAGCACAAGCTACTAACAAGACTGAATCTGAACTTCGTAAGTATGCTACGCAGATAAGGGCTACAGAGAAGGCCAGTAAGCTGGCAAAAGAAGCTGCTAGGGCTGAGGCTGATGCCGTTAAGTTGTACGCACAAGCTCGTAGAGATGCTACAGAAGCTAATCGTAGGTTTGATGCAGAGGCTCGTAAGGCTGTAATAACAGCCAAAGGAAATGCTACAGCCAACCGTAGACTCCGTATGGAGTTCAAAGAAGGGTATGCCGCTCAGGTGCAACTACGGGCTGCGCAGATGCGCCTTAACCAAGCTCGTAGGCAAGGTATTATCACTGATGCTGAGTACAAGAAGCAGTTAGGCTCTCTCTCTATAGCTACACAAGTGGCAGGCCGTAGGATGAACTCTACGGGTATGGCTATGCAGCAGACAGGTTATCAGGTTGGCGACTTCTTGGTACAAGTTCAGGGCGGCACAAATGCTATGGTTGCCTTCGGCCAACAGGCTACACAGCTTGTAGGTATCCTCCCTATGTTCAACTCCTTCATGGGATTGAGTGGTACGTCTCTTGTTGCCTTGTCAGCGGGTCTTGGTATTGCCATCCCACTGTTGACCGCCATTGGTGCAGCCTTTATGCGCACTAGACCTCCTGCGGAGAAAGCAAAGACTACTTATGAAGGTGTCAAAGACAGTCTAGATGCTATAGAAGGTGTTAATTTCTCTGGCCTTGGCTCTGAGTTTTTAGATATCGCAAAAGATATTAAGAGCGAGTTTAACGACATCCTTAATGTCATTGAGCAAGTTGCTCGGAGGGATTTGGAGAAGTCCTTAACTGCACCCCTCAAGGCTGTAATAGCGGAGGCTGAGTCCTTTCAAACTAGGGCTATCTTACTTACTCAGATAGGATCGGACACTCCGGAATTTGGTGGGGCTTTTGGTCTTGAGAGTATGAATGAGGCTATATTCCTTGCGACACAACTCAAAAGGCTGAACGGAGAAACTAAAGAAGAGCTACAAGGGCAGCTTGAGGCTGTTACAGAAGCTTTGTTTTATAGGGGCATACTTACAGAAGAGGTACAAAAGACGTTAGCAGGACTGGCGGCTGAAGTATCTTTGATGGAGGATTTAAACTCTGAGTCCCAAGAAAGGTCTGAAAAGGCAGAAGACTACCGGGAACGCCTTACTCGTATCCGTGGGGTTATGGGAGAGATAAACGCAGAAGGTTCTAAGCTTGCCAAAGATATAATGGACGCCTACAAAAGTGGGGAAGATTTGTCCAACCTTAATATCGGTAAAGGAATAGATTCGGCCGCTGAATCTGCTAGAGTACTTGCGGAAAGAATGGGTATAACTTTAGGGCTTGCAAAACAGCTTGTAGCCCTCTCAGCAATGGCCCCAGAAGAACGTAGGTTGGAGTCTGGTATTACCGCAGGTATAGTTCCCCCTTGGGCTAGAGGGGATACAGGAGTCGAGGGGGGTGAAACTCCTCTGGCTTTACAGTCCTATATAGACTCAGTAGACGCAAGAGTTAAAGAGAAGGAAGGAGCTGCTAAAGCGGGAGAATCCGATAACGGTGTATCCGCATTCATGCAACAGTTCCTTACCGATGGTGAGCAACTTGATATATGGCGTGAAGATCAACTAGCGAAGCTGCAAGAGTTCAATGCTAATGAATTAGCACTCCTACAAGCACACGGTATAAATAAAGCCAGTATCGAAGAAGATTACAAAAACAAGGTCCAAGCAATCAAGGCTATGGAGAGGACCGAGACACTAAACAACTACGCGAGCCTCTTCGGAGCTTTGGGTAGTCTAATGGGGTCTGAGGGTCGCAAGATGCTCAAAGTACAAGCCGCTATCAGTGGTGCTGCTACGATGATTAACGCTTATGAGGCTGCTTCTAAGGCTGCTGCTAAAGCCCCTGATCCGATCACTGCTGCATCTGTTTGGGCAGGTTTTGTAGCTAAAGGTATCGCTACTGTAGCTAAAATCAAGTCCCTAGGTAGTGGTGGCAGTCCTTCAGGTAGTGCTGGAGGCTCTATCAGCGGTGGTGCTTCTACATCTAGTCCTTCTAGTCAGTCTATGGCTACCCCACAGGCTGCACCTAAAGACCAAAGAGTTCTTATCAAAGGTCTAGGACCGAAGGACTTGCTTACAGGCGAGATGCTACAGGAACTATTCGATAAACTCTACGACGAGAACCAAGAGAGAGGCGCAGTATTTATGGTGTCAACATGAGTATAATCATCGACAGAACAGAGGTAGCTACAGACAAGGCTCCTCTTGTACTCTGGGACAACGTGTTTGCTCAGGGTACACTCACAGCCTCTACAGAAGCCACTAATGGTGAAAAAGAGAACGCTATTAGTGAGACCACATACGACTTCTGGACACCTACAGCCTTACCTGCAACCATCAGTGTAACGCTTGGTGTATCAACTGCTGTGAGTTATGTAGGTATCGCTGCACACAACCTATTCACTAATGGGTGTACCGTAGCTGTAGAGTATGACAATGGTGGTGTCTGGACAGAACTAGCTTCAGTCACCCCTACAGATAACAAGACCCTTATGATTGCCTTTACAGAGACTTCGGATACTGACTTCCGCTTATCTATTACAGGTACTACGGCACCTTCTATTGGTGTTATTTTCATGGGGACTGCCCTACAGTTTGAGACTGGTATCCTCCCTAGCTACACACCTATTGCGTATGCTGAGAATATCGAACTGCTTATGTCACAGACTATGAACGGGCAATTCATCACTAACAGGGTAAACCGTAGGGGTGCTTCTACTGAAGTAAACCTTAACATCCTAGATAGAACCTTCGTAGAGGCTACACCTTTCCAGTCCTTTAGGGACCACTACAACAGTGGTAAATCCTTCTTCTTTGCTAGTAACCCCTCAGAGTTAGACTTTGATGTAGGTTATTGTTGGAGGAACAGTGGTGGTGAGATGAGACCCTCGTTTACCGATGATGGTATCTTCTACAGGACATCAATGAGCTTGGAGGCTTACATTGGCAATTAAAAGAGAACCTGTGCAGATTGTCGAGATTGACATTGACTTCTGTACCCTGACCTATGGCACTGGCTCCTGCACTGCTGTTCTCGGAACTGATAGTCAGCGTAAGTGCTTCAACTCATGGAATACCTGCTCTGTCAATAGCGTCTACAATAAAGGCTCTCTGACACTAAGGTTCATCAACTCCCGTAGTAACCTACCTATTGATGGTAACATCTATTTCCCCACCCTTGATTCTGTATCCGCTTTCTCCTCTAGCGTGAACATTGCTGGTAGTAACCCTAAGTTGGGCCAGCTAGGTAAACGGGGTAAGGTAACAGTTCAACTACAAGACTTCCCATACCACGATAGGTATACAGACAAGTATGCTGATGAAAGGGTATCAGGGGATGCTCAGGTTGATGAAGGTGGCTACAACCCTGTAGATAGAGGTACTTTCTGGACTAAGTTTAAGAAGCGTCACCCCAACTACGCAGGTAGACCACTTAGGGTTAAGAACGCTTATATCCTAGAAGATGGTACACTCTCTGTAGAGCAGACTAGACACTTTATCATTACTGACCTTGTTGGTCCTAGTGATAAC